GACTGGGAGAAAATTAAAGGATCCTGCGCCAGCTTTTACGCTGCTGCTGAATGGGGGTACAAGCAAGCCCTAAAAGAGCAGCGTGCAATTGCTGATGAACTCAAAGCCCAGTAGTCCATCCCAATAATTACCATGACCGACTACAAACAAATCTGCCGCAACTTAATGGCAGCAATCGACGCCGAAGCCAGAGAGCACACACTCGGCTTTGAGTTGCTCAAGGCGTACGCCGAAGCCGACGCCGCCCTAGCCACTCCCGAGGACGAGATGGAAGGCACCGTCAAAAGTGACAGCGAGCTTGATCTCTTGGTTATCGCCATCCAGGCGCTGCGCAATCCTGCTGCTGACGGGCATGAACTTGACGCTGTTGACCGTGGCCGAGAATTATTGCGTGAAGCTTTAGTCCGCTGGAGCAAGTAGCCCGATCAACTAATGACTGACCCCATCAATCCAGCCCATTACCGCCGCGGCCCAGTCGAGGCGATCGACGTGATCGAGTCAGCCGTCACCGATGCGCCGCACATGGTGCCCGCATATCTGCAGGGCCAGGCGCTGAAATACTTGCTGCGCATCTGGTGCAAAGGCAATGCGCTCGAAGATGCTCGTAAGTGCCAGTGGTATCTCGCCCGTCTTATCGCCAAACTGGAAGGATGATGCGCCAACTGCCTGGTCTCAATATCTTTGAGCGCATTGCGCTGCGCATCCTGTCGCGCAGCCGCAACACCGGCCTGGTCGTAGTGAAGCCATACGGCTATGGCTGCATCTATGTGGCATCAGACGCCACTGATCCGGTAGCAGCCTATGTCACCAACGGGGCAGATGAGCCTTACTCCATGGTGTTAGAGCGTATCTTCCATCAACCTGCGGCTGGTGAGGTGGAATGATCAGCATGCACAGTGGCCGCCTATTGCTGCTGTGCAGTCGCGCTGACCGCACATGGCACGCTCGCGTGGTGCTTGGTCCCAAGCCAGAACACCAGTTTGAGATGGATACCGGCACCATTCAGCTGCAGGCTGCATTGCTGAAAGCGCAGCACGTCTATCAAGCCGCACGCGCCAAACTGCGTCCAGCTGATGAGCCTCCGATGTGCTGGGATTGCCAGCATTGGGATATGCGACAGCAGCGCTGCAGTCTGGAGTTGCCAGAATCAAAGAAAAGCGGCGGCCGTTATGCGGCCAGGTGTGAACTGTATGTTCGGTCCTGAAGTGATCAGCCGCACGGATCGAGACGGCGGCTACATCGAAACATTGATGCCGGTACAGGGTGAGGTGTACTACCGCAGCTGCGTCGGTGGCATCTGCCGCTATAGCTCCGATCTATGGCAGGCCGAGCTGTATCTGGATCATCTGCTGGCCCGCTGATGTTGCGCGATGTGTTGATCCTTGTCGTCGAGTATTGGGCGACGTGCCTGATCGCGTTGTGGGTTTGCAGCAGAATTCTGCCGTGATTGGGGTGCCCGGTGGCCAGGGCTCACGCGCTCCTGGCCTCACCGCTGCCGGGCAAAACGGACGCCCAGAAACGAAAATAAACAACAGTGGCAGTTTAGGGCGTGCCAGCCACCCAGCGCGAAAGTGCCCATTCACCCATGGCAGACCAGAAAGGTTGAGCTCTGTACCAATCAATCCAGGGGTTGTGTCCCTTGCTTGAATTACATGCCCAGCAGCAGGCAACTAAGTTACTGCGAACGGTAAGGCCGCCGTGCGCTTTAGGGATCACATGATCGAGCGTTGGCGAGCGGCCCAGTTGATCACCGCAGTAGGCACATCGGTAGTTCCAGGCGAGAAGAATCTGATCGCGTGCTGATCGACGCGTGATCAGGCGCGTCTCTTCAATGTGATGACGATCCAAGGTCTGGCGGCAGGGGGATGCAATTCACCTCGATATCGATGATGTCCTCATCGGATCGGATGTATTCAGCCATGTGGCTGTAGATATCAGCCGGCAAATCGTCGGGATCCGTATTGGATCGGATGATCAGCTTGGCGGAGATCTCTAGGTAGAACGCCCGCATGGGCTGGCCGCCGCTTGGCTAACGGTAGCGGCTGTGACAGGGTGACTTGACACAGTGCACCGCCGATGGTGTATGATTCTCGTATCGACAGCCAACCGACCAATGACCTTCACCGCCATTTGCACTGACGACAGCATCACCACCTGCGAGTGCTGCGGCCGCGCCAACCTGAAGGCCACCGTGCTGATGCAGTCTGAGTTGGGTGAGCTGGTTCACTTTGGCCGCACTTGCGCCGCACGCAACAGCGGCAAGTCCAGCCAGCAGATCACCAAGGAAATCCGCGCCGAACGTGACGCCGCTCACGGCCGCGCCGGCAATGCGCTGATGGATCTTCGCCGTGCTGGCACCAAGATCACTCGCGAAATCGTGAGCGAGGTAGCTGCCACCTTCCGCGCTGATGCTCAGCTCCTGATCCGCCAGTGGGTCTGACCCTTACTGGACCGCATCGGCGGTCTTAAACTTATGCGCTTTCTTAAGATTGCCCGCCAAGCTGCTTTAAACCTCTTTCTGTTTCTTGTTGCCATCGGGGTGATTCACCTGATTGGTGCCGTCGGCTTCGTTGCTGGTGGACCGTTGCTCGCCTTGATCGGCTACTTCATAGGCATCACGCTAATGCTTTCAGTGTTTGTCTGGGCTGTGGATCGCCCGTAACCTCACCGCCATGCAATACATCCTCCGCATTGGCCCGTGGCACATCGGGCCATTCACCACGCACCAGGCCGCCAGTCACTTTGCCGAGACCCACGGCTGCGATGACTACAGCATGATCCCGCTTGATCATCCAGCGGAGGCGCCCATTAGGATCCACCGGCTGCGCATGGCACCACTGGCTATCCCTTGGAGCCCGTAACGCCCAGGTCTGCGTTGTAGCGGCCAACCTCCGCGTAACTGCGTTCTACGGTGCCACTGACCAGCAGAAACTTCATTTGCCCGAACTTCATGCCGGGCCAAATACCGAGCGGATGCAGTCGGCGCTGATTGCAGATCTCCATCGTCAGTCTGCTGCCATACCACCCCGGATCGCACCAGCCGGCTTCGGCATGGTCCCAGCCCTCGCGCGCGCGGCTGGATTTCAGCACGAACTGAGCGCCGATGTGGTTCGGCAGGTTGAATATTTCTTGAGTTTCAGCGAGGAAAAACTCGCCCGGTTGAATTAGGTACGGATCGTCTGCCGTGTGGCCGAGGATGTCCACTACCTGTAGCTCAGGCGTTTCGGGCACCTCGATCATGATCCGGTTGCCCATCGTCACATCCAAGCTGGCCGGGTTCAGTAGATCTTCATCGAACGGCATCACCATGGCGTGATGCTTGCACAACCGCCGGATTTCATGATCAGGAACGAGCACAGGCCATCAGTAATCCCAACGCACCTTAGCCCTGCTGCTGCGGATGCCTAGGTGGATAAAGCCTTTATAGGCGCCATAGCCGATTGAGTACGGCCAGTTCTTGTCACACCAGTTCTGCACCGCGTAGATATCGGCGCCATCGATGTAGAAGTCAACAGCACCGCAACCGGGTTTGTAGAGGTGTTCGCTGTTGCTGGCGCCACCTGATGTGGCGTTAATGGCAGGCGGGCGATAGCCAGATGTAATCACCACGGGGTTGCCGCCGAACTGCACGCGCACGCGCTCAAGGAATGCGGCTAGCTCCGCTGCGATATCGAGCTGGCCCTGATTCTGAAAGCGCCTGGCCTCCTGATCGAGCGCGAACTCTCCCAGTCTGATGTGTGGCGTAATGCGTGCGGTGAATGGGCTGCTGGGCCGGAGCTTGGCTGTTTCCGGTTCTGCCGCGACCTGATGTTGGCCCCAGAGTTTGCCCTCAGCACGGCGGCGGCGCAGCAGGCCAGTCTCCACGTTGGTGCCAGGGTTGCGGTACAACTTCAAGGCTGCGGGCACTTCTGACCACTTGCGATCACGCAGGCAGCGCGTGATGGTCTCGAATCCAGCGGAACCGTAAAAGCCAGCGCCAAGGTTATAGGCGAAGCTCACCAGGGCGCTGCGCTGATTGTCATCCATCACATTCCAGTGCGGGATGGTGGTGCGCAGTTTGTCTGCGGTGCGGTCGATCTCGAGGCGCAGCAACATATCCGCCTCAATCACGTTGATCTTGTCGCCACGCTTGATGGGCACGCCGCCGCTATATCGCGTGGTGCCATAGCCGATGGTCCACGGGTCGCCGCCTGATAGCGGATCAGGGTATGCCGAGAGGTGACAGCCCTCAAACTCCTTTATCAGGGCGATTGCCGCTGTGAGGTCTGTCTGCTTTCCGTCTTGGCTCCACGTCTGGAACCATTCGCGGTCCCTGCGCATCACGGCGTCGTAGCCGTTCTTCGCCAGATCGGCCTCTAGCTGCTGAATCGCAGCACTCTGATGCGGCAACGCTTTGTAATACTTGAACAGCTGCTGCAGCGTGATTGATGCATCGTTCGCCATGATTCAACGGCGCTGCTTTGGGAAGGCAATGCGCAGCGCTTGAAAGATCAGCTGCACCCAGCTATTTGATTTGAGCGGCGAGACGGCAATGATCTCAGAGCCAGCTGCCACGATGATGGCAATAATGGCGAGCGTGGTGGCCTGATCCACAGCTAACACGATGGCGGACGTGCTTCCAACTTAGAGACCCGCTGCTCTACCGTCGATAGCCGGCCGAATGTTTCGCGGCGATCTTCCTTCATATCTGCGTGAAGCACTTCAAGCTGTGTTGCGATGTGCTCCACAGCTGAGGTGAGTCTGATTACGGCATCACGTGCCTGATCATTCCGCCGGCTGACGCCAGCTGCGCCCATTGCTGCAACGCTGATTGATGCACCTGCCACTGCAGCGATGATCTCGATCATGGCGGCAACGGCTACAGGTACAGCTTACCGGCCCTGCCCGCGTAAGGGTTTCTTGCCGCGGCGGCGTGGCCGTGAGTGCTGGCCGAATCCTTGGCGCGTTGTCTTAGGCGCCCCTGGCTGGTGGTCGATCCGCGCGGTGCCGGTCTTGGCTTTTACTGCCATGGCAACCCTTGGGCGGTTGTTGGCGTGCGCTGTTGATCGAGCTGTGCTTGGAGAGCAGCGTGAATCTCAGCAACCTTTTCATCGCCGCCCAATTTTTCCTTCACCCAGCTGATCACGATCTCAGGCGTGAGATCGGCGTAGGGGATGACATTGCCCTCGGGCTGCTCAAGTCCCACGCTCCCATAGGCGCCTGCGGAATAGGTGCCGTCGTTGGCGTCCACGGTGTAATGAACCGTGAACACAATGCCATCAGCGGTATGGCGCTCCATCTGCGCCACATTCCAAGTGAAAACGGTGTCAGCCATAGCAGAAGTGGTGATGTGGAAAGTTTAGGGGTGAGTAGTGACGTGGACTACGAGAGGTGAGCGCCATTCAGCGCATCCCAAAACGTGTCACGGAGACACTCTTGGTACGCGGCGCAATCTCCGCCACGGATAACGGCAGGCCAGTATTCCAGAGCGAGT